CGACATTACCACCATTGGAATTGTTTCAGTGACATCTGTTTCAGGTGTATTTGCTGACCAATAGCTCTCCCATGACTGACCGCCGCCTCCTGTTCCGATCCGTAATTTTCCGATGCCTATTTTAATGCTCATAATAGTAAGTTTTGTCGTTGCATTTTTTACCCATGTCATACCAGCCTCCTTGTGACTACTGGCACCATTTCAATATAAAACGTAACAGAATTATCAAAATCAGTCAGGTCATTATAAACCCGTGCATCAGCTTTATATCTTCCAATAGGAATTAATGTTTCTGCCGCAGTCAAAGACCATGTTGTTTCCCCGGCTGTCGGATCAGTATGAACTACAATCGAACTGGAAATTAATGCCTCAGTATCATCAAGTCGGTAATCAGTCAGCTTTTTAACAGATATGAAAACTGTTTTCCCGGTCAGGTCAATAGGGACAGCCGGATCAACACTTATATCTTCAAGTGTTAATTCGGAAGAGAACGGAACTCCCTGCCGCATTTCAATAGTATCTGTTTCACCGCATATCATACTCCATAACCTATGTAAATATCAGTAGCCGTCGAAGTGGCAAATATTTTTCGGCACATTTCAGGATCGACGAAATACACCTGAGCTTCGACAGTTTTTGTTATTGGTTCAGTATCATTATTTCCCCAAGGACAATAAACTAAAGAACCAGCCCCGGAACGAATAAAAAACGGGGTGTTACTCTCGAAGTCATTTTGGCTTACATCTACAGCAACAACCCTTTGAATATTCCCCATCGCAGTAGTTTGCCACGGGCGATTTGATAATTTATCTGATTCCATATTCTTAAATATTAATGTTATTCACCAAGGACAATAAACGGCCTGTTATCTGAACATTGGCCGCCACAGCCGCAAGCCTTATCTCCCCAAAGAGGGTAAAGATCATAATTGCGGTTTAAGTATAATATTATCTCACATTTAATTGCTTCTGCAGTCAGCCGGGCTTCTGTCTCAAGTCGCTGAATGATCTTATCTGTTACAGGTGTTGAGTAGTCGCTGTCCTTAATCACGATCCCGGCCTGTGTATAATTAACTGATGTCCGGTTTGTGAATCGTGCAAAGGCGTAGTAAATGATACAGGCCTTAAGTCCTTGGAAGTGATACGTCTTTGTATTATAAACATAAGTTCCACCATCAAGTAACTTTTGATTATTTACTGATATTGTTGGAGGTAGTGTTTCAGCCTGTCCGATAATCTCAAAAAGTAACGCATCGGTGAGCCAGTTTTTTACATCAAGCAATTGGGCTTCAGATACGAACATAGGCCATGAAGTAGAGTTCTTAACACTATCAGCGATATATTTATATTCGTCAAGATCAGCCTTCGTTACAAGTGATGTTATCATTGTCCTATGTATTGAAGCGGTAAAATTCGATAATTCGTAAACTGAACAAGATAATAAGTAAACAGATCCCGGAAAGCTATTTCCAGCATCTTACGTTCATTACTTGTTACGGAGTTCATGAAGTTATAAGCCTGAACGACAAGTTCGCTTCCAAAGCCAGCCCCAACGTCCACGCCCCGGAGTATCGGCGGGATCATAAACATCTTCCCGATATTTTCCTGAACACTTGTTTCAGTCAGTTCGTATTGTTTATCAAAATTCTTTGCTGTGAAATCAATAAACTCCGGCTTCTCCTCGTCAGCATCCACATCGACGACCCATATCTTTGAAGTATTTTCGTCGCCCTGCATCTTTTTGATCATATCTGCGGATTCCATTTGTTGCCGGGTGAACGGATCAGTATAATCAATCTCACCGTTATCGAGTGTTTTCGGCTTTATTCCTTTACGGACAAGAATTCCAGCCGGAAGGAAATTATACTTTGCGTTACGGTGCTTAACTGTCGAAACAGATTCTTCGGTCAGCATATCAGTAATCACAGGATCGAACGGGGATATAGGATATTCAATATCGCCGTCGGCTGTGAAATAAGCTACCTGACCAAGATAATTTAATGGTGATCCGACTTCGGAAATCTCCTCAAGTACATTTTCAGGATTAAACGGATTGATATATTTTATATCTTCCTGACTTACTTTTTTACCGTTGATATTTGTCCAGTCAGAATGAACGGCAATGCGCCCGGTGTAGTTCTTATCTGCGTCGATCTCTAAGCGACAATGTTCGAAAGGGATATTGTAATATTCAGTCGGCAGTCCAAGCCCGTCATACTTCACTAAACAGGCAAAGCCGTTAAAATTCTTTAAGTCTTTAGAAAATTTCCTGAGTAATGAACCGACACGTTCTTTTCTCCCGTTGATAATTGTCTGAGCAAATACCTGATCTTCGAATCCGCCTCCCTCGACAAACTTAACGTAAACGTCCATACAGGTCTTTCCCGTACCGGAAGCGTTTATTATCTCAAGTACCTTTTGCGGATAGTCATTGTTCTGCCCGTATGCCTTAACCCTTTTAGTCGTGAGATAAATATTCCGCTCGACCCGTTGCGATGTCTTTGTTGCGGAAACTCTCATTGCTATTTAGTTTTTTTTGCTGGTTTCCTTACTGCCTTTGGTAATACTGTACCTTCTAAGGTCTGATTAAATACCTTCATCGGGTTCGGTCCTTCGGGTACCGGCTTTGGCTCCGGGTAAATCTTAATCGCTGCCTCAACAATCTTCGGTGTCTTTACGAAATAGATCGCACGCTCAGGGTAAAGTCTGAGATATTCGGCAGCGATAGGATCATATTTGCCGGGATTCGTCTGGAGATTGACGTTTGTAAATGACTTAACGCCATCAACTATGCGACCAATAAACTGAGCCACGTAGCCTTTTTTTAACTCGTAGTTTGCCATTTGTGTATATTTTAATATTTTAAAAATCGCCTCAATGTAACAAGTTGAACAATTATTTGCAAGTCTTTGTCCGGTTATTCCCAGAATAGCCTGTCTTATTTTGGCTTTTCTGTCCTCTGTCCGGCCTGATGAGTGATTAATGTAATCACGTGCAAAAGTTATTACCTCATTGATAACTGTCATTTATGAAAAAATGGGGGACTTTCACCCCCACCTTAATCACAACATGGAGCAAGCATCGATTCAATAGCGAGCCTTGTGGTAGCTATATCAGTTACGAAGAGCGATAATGGCGGCAGAGATTCTTTTATCCTGTCAGATGTTCCGGCAGTAAGTGTCCAGCCTCCGAGCATTTCCTCATCATTGACATTACGTTCGGCGGCGTTCAGCTCAAGCCCCTGATCCCACCCAAGGACTTCAAAGACTGTCCGACCATTACCGAGCGTAGCATCCGCTTTAGCGTAGTTATTTTCAATGATAACAATGAAACGGCTATCAACGGCATCCTGAATCCATAGTTTTACTTCCGGCGTATTATCGAAGATCCTGAAAATGAAATTATGATCCCATACTTTCTGATAGGTCTTTTTGACCATAGCAACCGAATGTTCATTTGAGAAGTTATACCCCTCGACGCAATAAGCATAACACGCCGGGGAAGTAGCTTTCAGAATGAGATTGATCAGAAGCAAGGAATTATCAGGATCAAACGACGACAGGTCTTTGTCTACACAGTCGTAGTTGATAAAATACGCCTTATCCTTAACACCCTGAACGAGATTTTCGCAGTTCTTAAGGATACAGCTTGTTATTTGGTTACATCCGATAGTCATGGTTCCACCTCCTATCTTCCAACCATTAACAGATTATCCTGAATTATCTTGGCATCGAAAGCATCGACAGCTTCGATCCGGTTATAACGTGAGCGAGGATCGTAAAATGAGTTGATGTTCTCAAATACTGAGGTACAAGCCATCCCGATATTCAGGTTCGACTTTGTGGTATATACTGCCCGGTGAGGATCGTTCAGCGTAGTACCGTTATTCTCGTATGCCCTTATCCACTGATCCCATAGACAAACAGAATAAATCGGGATTCCGTCCCACATTGCTATCTCAATACCGTTGGTCATCAGTTTGTAGTCCTGAAAAGCTGTTCCAAGAGCCTGAAGCTGTCTGCGGAGCCTGTCCATAACTGACTTGGTAACAAGCAGAATTCTATCCGGCTGTTCGCTGAGTTCACAAGGTGCTGAATCAATCACGTTATTG